CGCCATAGCCACCTCTTTGGCAAACTCCCGGCCTTGGCGGCGGGAGACTGGACAAGCCTTCCCGCCGCCCTTTTGGAGATTCCACATGCCCGATGAATTCCTGATTGCCGAGGAAGCCAAGCCGGAAGCCGAAACCGAGGAGACCGAAACCGTTGCCTCCGAGGCGCGGCTCGCGGCGGCGCGCGGGAAGTTCAAGCTGGAGGCCGGTCACGAGCGCGGCATCGGCTCGCGCCATCACAATCTGCATCCCGCGCACAAGGCGCACCTCGCCGCCATCGAGCACCTGATCACGGTCGAAGCCGAGCATGCCGCAGCCGAGGCTCATCTGGCGACGGTCCATGCCAAGGTCCAGCGCGCCATGGCCCAGGTCGAGGTCACCGAAAAGGCCTCCAACGACGAGTTGGCCGAGCACGAGGAAACCTGACCATGGTCGATGCCGTCTCCGTTGCCAGCCAAAAATTCGTCCAGAGTCAGCTTGCCGCTCGCAAGGTCGAGAGCATCGACATGCTGCCGAAGGAAACCCGCCGCGAGATCAAGAAGCAGGCGCGCGCGATTGCCTACAAGGACGTGTTCGGCGAAGGCCACAAGGTTGCCAAGGACGGCACCCCGATCGAACAGGGCACCGGCTCGCCCGGCAACATGACGGCGCAGTGCATCGAGGCCTACATCAAGAACCAGACCGAGCGCCGCAAGGGCGGCCCGGAAGAGGGCTACGAGGACAACCTCAAGAAGATGCGGGCGCAGCTCGCCGAATGCAACGCTCGCCGGCGCATCGAAGAGGCCGACGATGACGACGACGACTAGCGGTCAGGCGGCCTCCGATCTAGGTCTCGGCGGCGCCGGCCTCAGCCAACAAGTCAAGGACGAGACCGACGACGAGCGCCGGCGGCGGCTCGCTTTGGCGCAACAGAAACTGGCGCTCGGACCGGCGGCACAATCGCTGGGACTGGGCGGATATGGCTGAAAGCTACGCCGCGCGCCAGATGTCGGACCGCGAGGGCGATTGCGTCATGCGCTGCATGCGCGAGTTCGGCGAGCTTGTAGCGCAGCGGGCGCTGTTTGCCGGACAATGGGAAGAGGCGGCGCTGCTGCTGCTGCCGACCTCGCGCAACACGTTCCAGTTCGGTTCGTTCAACTGGCAGGGCCAGAAGAAGACCGATCGCCAGGTCGATATGAGCGGCGGGCTGGCGCTCTCCCGCTTCTGCGCCATCGCCGATTCACTGTGCACCCCGCGCAACATGACCTATGACGGCCTGGCCGCCGACGGACCGGATGCCGACAAGCTGATGAGCGTTCGTGAGGTCAGGCTGTATTTCGAGCAGATCACCAAGATTCTGTTCAGCTACCGTTACGCCCAGATCGGCAATTTTGCTGGGCAGAATTACAACAACTGGCAGTCGATCGGCGGTTTCGGCAACGCCACCATGTTCGTCGACAAGTTCGATTCCAGAATGCTGCCCGGCACCAAGGGACTGCGCTATCGCTCGGTGCCGCTCGGCGAGACCTTCTTCGGCGAGAATCATCAGGGCATGGTCGACCGCATCCACCGCTGGTTCCGGCTGACACCGTACCAATGCCTGCAGAAGTTCGGCAAGGAATGGATGCCGCAGAATATCCAGGCCGCGCTGTCGAAGGACAGCCAATATCCATTCGATTTCCTGCATGTCGTGCGCCCACGCGACGAAGACGACTACGATCCCGACCGGATCGACGAGCGCGGCAAGCCGTTCGCATCCTACTACATCTCGATCGACGGCCGCTGCATGATGGCGCCCGAGGGTGGTTACCGCAAGTTCCCCTATAGCGTCAGCCGCTACGACCAAACCCCCGGCGAGGTCTATGGCCGCGGTCCGGCGCAGATCGCGCTGCCGGCCCTGAAGACCCTGAACGCGATGAAAACAACCTTCCTCAAGCAGGCGCACCGCGCCTCAGATCCCGTGCTGCTGACCTCCGACGAGGGCATGACCTCCGTCTCGCTGCGGCCCGGCGCGCTCAATGTCGGCGGCATGTCGCCCGACGGCAAGCGGCTGATCGACATCCTGCCCACCGGCAACATCCAGATCGCCAAGGAAATGATGCTGGAGGAGCGCGGCCTGATCGATGACGTCTTCCTGGTATCGCTGTTCAAGGTGCTGTCGGAGCACCCGAGCATGACCGCGACCCAGGTGATCGAATTGGTCAACGAAAAGGGCATGCTGGTGGCGCCGACGCTCGGCCGCCAGTTCGGCGACCGCTCGGCGATGGTCGAGCGCGAGATCGACCTGTTGGCCGAACAAGGCCTGCTGCCGCCGATGCCGAACGTGCTGAAGGAGGCGGGCGCCCCCTATCGCGTGGTCGACAACTCGCCGCTGGCGCTGGCGGCGCGCGCGGGGCAGGCGGCCGGCTTCTTCCGCACGCTGGAGAACGTCAAGGAAGTGGTCGCGATCACGCAAGACCCGAGCCCGCTCGACGAGTTCAACTTCGGCACCGCGATTCCGGATATCTCGCGCATCCAGAACGTGCCCGAGAAATGGATGAACGACGACAAGACCAAGGCCGCGCTGCGCCAGAACCGCGCCAAGGCCGCGGCCCGCAAGCAGCAGACTGACGCGCTGCCGAGCCAGGCCGCGATCATGAAAGCCCAGGCCGCGCAGTTCAAGGCCGGTATGGGGCAGCAGGGACAGCAGCAGGGCCAGCCGCAACAGCAGCAGCAACCGATGGTGGCGGCATGAATCACGTAAATGGCGCTACCTATTCGAAGGAAGCCAAGGTCCTTGCGTCGCGCGCCGCGCAGCAGTTGCGCGACGATTGGCAATGCCGGCTGCTGGTCGAGGCCAAGGGCAAGAACGCCGCCATCGTGCTGGCGATGCTGGCCAACCTGTATTACGAGGCGATGGAGGTGATGCTGCGCGTCTGCTTCCCGACCTTTGAACGGATCGAACCGCCGCTGTTCACCGGTTTTGCGCGCATCCTGCAAGACGGCCGCGTGGTCTGCGACTATATGCCGAGCAAATATGCTGTACAGGTCAACGCGCTGGTCTATGAGACCGAGGCCGAGCTGATCAAAGAGTTCCGCGACATCGCCGACCGCCTGAAATTCTCCGACGCCGACCGCAAGGCGATGTTCGCCGATCTCAAGCGCTGGGTGTCGCGCGACGACCGGATCAAGCCCGAGGCCGACGCATGAAACTCACGCTAGGCATCGTCGAACGCTTCCGCCAGCGCAAAGCGGCCTACCAGACCGTGTTCCGCGGTCCGCTGGGGGGCGATGTGCTGGCCGATCTCGCCAAGTTCTGTTGCGGTTTCGAAACCACCGCCGGCCTCAACGCGCATGACATGGCGCTGAACGAGGGCAAGCGGTTGGTCTGGATCCGCATCATGAAGCACCTGAATTTCACCCCCGAGGAGCTCGCCGTCCATTACGACGCCACGCTCCGGATCCCCGACTGAGGAGAAAACCATGGCAGAAGCAGGAGCAGGTGACGGCGGCGCGGCGGCTGCAGCAGCGGCAGTGGTGGCGGCAGGCGCTGGAGCTGCCAAGCCGTGGCATGACGGCGTAGCGCCAGAGGTCGTCGGCTTCTGGCAGAACAAGGGCTTGGACTTGGCCGATCCCGTCAAGTTCGCCACCGGCTTCACCGAGCAGTATCGGCAAATGGAAGCGTTCCGCGGCGTGCCAGCGAGCGAGATATTGCGAATGGTCAAGCCGGATTCGCCCGAGGCCGATGTCAAGGCGTTCTGGGGCAAGCTCGGCGCACCGGCAGATCCGAAGGAGTACGATTTCTCCGCTATCAAGACCGCCGACGGCAAGGAGATCGCGCCAGAGCTAGCCGATGCGCTGCGCGCCAGCTTCGCTCGCCGCTTCGTGCCGAAGGATACCGCAGCCGAGATCGCCAAGGACGTGATCAAGTTCAACGAGGGCGAAGCTAGCAAGAAGACCGCCGAGAAAACCGCCAATATCGAGGTCGAGCGCGCCCAGCTCAAATCCGATTGGAAGCAGGACTACGAGGCGAACCTCTACGTCGCCAAGCAGGGCGCCAAGGCGCTCGGGTTCACCGCGGAACAGGTCAATGAGCTGGAGAACCTGATCGGCTATAAAGGCATCATGACAGCCCTGCACCGGGTCGGCTCGCTCGGCAAGGAGGCGAACTTCATCAGTGGCGGCGGCGCAACCGGTGGCGCCATGACCCGCGAACAGGCCACCGCGCGCAAGGCCGACATCATGCAGGACAAGGCATGGGTTGCGCGATACCACAATGGCGACACCGCCGCGCGCGCCGAGATGCTCAACCTGAACCGCATCATCACCGGGGACTTTGAAAGCGCGGCGTGACGGTGCGTTGCTAGACCAATTTTCGACGGGCATGTTCCGCCCGTCAAGACCGAGTGTTGCCAGGCCCCGAAAGGATAAGCTTGGCCGGTAGTAACGGCCCCGTAGCTGGACAAGCCGATCTCTAAAAGGAAGGACGACCAGCCCCCGAGACGCATCGGACAAGGCTCAGGACGCCGCGATATTTCACGCGATCCAGGAGCATGATCGATGGCTGGCACCGTTCCGGCAGAAGGCCAAGGCCTTTACCAACTATATACGACCCAGTTTTCCACGCAGATCGAGCTTTTGCTTCAGCAGAAGCAGTCATTGCTGCGCGGCCGGCTGAAGGAGGGCATGCACGTCGGCAAGATGGCGTCGCCGATCAACCAGGTCGGCTACCTCTCGGCCAAGTCGCCGGCGGGCCGCGGC